GGACAGGATCTAATCCATATCTACCACCTAAATTTGGCCAATACTCATCATCGTGATAATCATCAGTATTATTTTCAGATGGAATGTGTGATTTGTACGAATTCCAAGTATCAGAGTTTTCGTTATATATTAAGTTATCGCTATCAGAAACACCATCACTATTAAAATCATGACTATAAGTTCCATCTGTTTCTTGTTTTATAGCTTTTGGATTTGAGGTATGGCGGGTTGGATATATAATACGCTCTATACCAGAAGAATCTTTCCATGTTAATTTTACGTAGTTAACATAGTCATGAGGTAATATCATTGTTAAATTAGCAGGTATTTCTATTTCTTGAGATTTGCATGACTTAAAAGTATCAAAAGATAATTCAGCCAAAGCTCTTTGAGCATGAAAAGCAACATCTGTTCTACTAACTTTAGAAATTACTTTATCTTCTCCAACATACACAACCATAAAGTTTTTTATAACTTCATCTAAAGGTGTAAACTGATAACTACCCCACTCAGTATCAGGATCAGACGAGTTAAATACAATAGTAAAACTTTCACTAGGTATACTAGCGGTTTCAAATTCAATATACCACCCGTCTGTAGTTGGCGTTGTTATATTATCCCATTTTATAACATAATTATCTACAGTTACATTTGAAGAGTTAACATAAGAAGCTGGTAAGTGAACATTATTTACAAAAACCTTAAATGATCCAATAACAGGAATTGTGCTGTTAGAAGGATCTGCTTTTATAGCATTATAAGTTTTTGTTATTGTAAACTTATCCGTACTACCATCTCCAGTAAAACTATAAGTTCCTTGATAATACTGCGCTTGATTGTATTGATGCTCTAATAATGCCATTTATTTACATTTTTTGTTGTTGTATTCTTTTTATATCTTCTTGATCTGCTATTTGTACTAAACCTGGTTTATTTAATATTATACCAGCTAATTCTAATATTTTATTTACAAGTGTAGATTCTTCGCTAGGATGTAAATCAAAGTTATTAGATCTACCAGCGTTGTATAAAGCTTTTTCAGCAACAACATTATATCCCCACTCAACTTTTGTTGGTCTCATAATAGTATTAGCTCTAACCTCAATAGTTGTACTTGGTGTTGGTGGAATTATTTGATCACCGTTATCACCGTATACTGCTATTTGATTATCTGGTCTTAGTATATATATAGGTCTTTTATTACTTGGATGTAATAAACGTGAAGATATTATATTGTTTAATTCTTTAGGTGTAACTCTTTCTGCTTCGTACGAAACTGCTTGCGGTGTTAATAAACGAACATTAACTGAAGTTACTAGATATGTTGTTACTGGTAATTGAGTACCATCAGGTACTAAAACACCAAGTCTATGGAAATATGATATTTTTTCATCTAAAATAGAATCGACGTCAGCATGTCCAAGTTTATTACCTTCTTGTCTTGCTGTTTGGCTTCTGTCATAAAAATATTGTTCAAATATAGCCATTTGAGCTTGGTTAGCCATTAAGTTAAACTCAATAGGTGTTATATAACCTCTTTGCTCTTTATTTGCAATTGCTAATACTCTTTGGTATACTGTGTCTACAATTATCATATTATTTATTTTTTATAAGGAAATGCTTTATTTAAAGCTTCTTGTCTTTTCTTACATCCACAATCTTTTTTACCTACAACCCTAGCACCCATTTGTGCTAAACTATGTATGCCAGTTGCTTTTGTAAATTTTGCTATCGAATCACCTAAACCTCTTGAGGGTTGACTATAATTTTTTAAGTTTCTACTCATAACTAAAAGTTTTATAAAGGTTACCCCGAAGGGTAACCATTATTATTAATTCAACCTTTTTTCTATATTTGCATATATTTCCATACCTTCATCAGTTTTAAACCAAGCGGCTAAAGCTGAATATGGGTGTTCATCAAAAGGAACGTTCATTAGTTTTCTATTATTAGAGCCCCAACTAAATGTTCTTTGATCTGAAGATAACTTAATTATCCCCATTTCAGTAGCTCTAATACCAAAGTTTCTAAGAATAACATTTTCATCATTTACTAATTCTAAGAACAATCTTGGATTTCTTTTAGCGTATAATAGTAAATCTCTTTTAAGTTCCTTAGAACTCATCTCTGATACTTTAGATCCAATCTCTACACGCATAATTGCTTCAGCCATATCTATATCCATAGATTGCGCTGTGTTTAAAGCGCTAATTTCCATTTCTAATAAATTAATCTCATTAACCGCTTTTTGTACAGGTTTGTGTTCTTCAAATAATTTTCCATTATGTGGATGATATAAAGATAATAGTTTTTGTAAAACCGTTTTATTCTTAGGAACATACAACTGCCCATTTTCAAAAATAATGTGTTCTAATCTTTGTTCTCCTTTCATTTCATCTACAAAGCAAGTTCTTTGATTTGAAGTATATTTTAATTCTCTTTCATAACCTTTTTCTTCATCAAACCAAAATACATTACTACCTCTTATTAAGTAAGTCAATGGTGATTTACCATTTCTTAAATAATATACTCTATCTTTAATTTCCCAATTATCTTCTGGGCTTTTAGATTTTACTTCTTTTGGTTGTTCTATAACCGATGGTGTTTCAACTACTGGAGTTTCTATAACCATTTCTTTTTTTGTTTTTTTTGCCATAATATAATATATAATAAAATTAATAAAATAAAAGGCCGAGGCCGAAGCCCCGGTCTTTTAAAAATTGTTTTAGTTCATTAACATAAAGTTGTTAGCACCTTGAGTGATTAAACATCTTTCTGATAAGTAGTGAACTTCCATAACATCTTTTCCAGAAGTCATTGCACCAACAGAACCAGTAACCCAAGTTTTCATCTTTCTGTCTTCAGTTTCAGAAGCTCTATATCTAACGTGTAAGAAAGGTCTCTTAAGATTCTTTCCTAACATTTCATCATAAACAGAAGATACACCAGCAGGTATAACAACACCTCTAATCGCGTTAACAGTGTCATTTAAAGCACCTCTAGTACCTTTATCATTTAGATATTTAAAGTCAGACTTGTAAAAGTCATAAGAACCTCTACGGAACCCAGAGAAACCTAAGTTTAATGCCATGTCTTCAGAGTTATCAAATACTCCGTAAGAAGTACCTCCAGCTCCGTAAGAATTCATTGAAGCTAACATGTCATCTATTGCTAAAGATGTAGATCTATCAACAAACATCATGTTTTCTTCAATAGCACCGTTTTGATCAAACACAGCTAATATAGCGTCAAATTCAGCTAAATCAGTAGCAGCATTAACACCAGTAATACCAGTAGTTTGATGACCTCTATTTTCAATAGCTTTAAATAAACCTTCAGTACCAGAACCATCAGCACCTGTATCACCAGCATTCGTAGGAACACCAGTAGGAGCCGCAGCTAATGCTAATTCATTTTCTAGCATTGCCATTTCTAAATAGTCAGCAAAACGAGCTCTAGTATCACCTTCAGCTTTTAAGTACCATAAGTAACCTGATTGACCAGCTTCTCCAGCTACTTCAACCCAACCTATTTGTGCAGCATCAGAACCTGATACTTCGTAGTAATCTTTTAAGATGATATGCTTGTTCATATGTGATTTAAACTTTGGCGTATTAGCAGAAGATCTACTATCTTGACCTTTTGCAAATTCCGATCCATATACCATTACGATATAAGCACCACCATCAGTTAAACCAGCTTGGTCGCAGTCAGCGTGAGTATAAGGAAGAACTGTAACAGTATTAGTTGAAACTGCACTAACAAAACCTCTAATAGTGTTTCCAACAGCCTCTGAAATTAATACAGTATCACCAACTCTAATACCATGATCAGCACCAACAGAGTTTCCATCAACATCGTTTACTATTGTAAACACGTTTGCAGAAACATCAGCGTTAGTAGCTGTGTAAGTTAAGTGTAATCTACCTTGCTCTGACCAAACTACTCTATCAGAAGCAGAAGGCTCTTCAGCTCCTACTTGAGCTAAAAATCCTGCTATTGTTCTTTTACCATAAATCTCAGCCTCTTGCTCCATAAGATCTGGTAAGTATTGTTGTGCCCATCCTTCAGTAGCACTTGACGTAAAGTCTACATAATTTGAGGCCAACGTTTGTTTTCTTGGGGCAGCATCTATCCCCGTTGCACTTGTAATTGCCATTTTTTAATAATTTTTAAATTGTTATTTATTCTTGTTTTTAATTTTAAACTTAAAATCAGAAGAATTGTTACCTAACACTTTAAACTTTAATCCTCCAGCTTCAACATTTTTATGTTGCTGTCTTGGATTCATATTAACGTTTTTAGATTTAGCGATACTTTCTTTCATAGCATCAGCTTTACCTTGTTCATAAAAGTGATTAGCAATAGCATCAGCATTCATAGCTGTAAATAAAGATTTATGATATCCTTTAGCATCAGACATTTGGTTATCTTTATCAAGAAACTTTCCGATAAATTTACTAATATCATCTTGATTGCTCTTTACTTCATTTTTATCTTTAACATTAAATCTATATTTTTTATCCCCAACATTATATTCAAAACCTTTGAACTTGCTGTTAAAAACTTGATCAGTTTTCTTTAAAAAATTAGATTTATTAGCTTCTAATACTTTTTTCTCTTCTTCAGATTCCTTGCTATATCTATTAAAGAAATCAATAGCTTTTTGTTGTTCGTTGGTCAACTTTGACCCAGCTTTAATTTCTTCATAGTATTTGGACTTTTGCCCGTCCAGGTGGGCTCTAGCGCTGGCAACTTGCTCTTTTAGCGCTAATTTTTTTCTTCTTATTTCTTTGTCGCTGTCTTCTTCTTCGTCAAACGAAAAAGAATCTTCTAATAAAAAGTTTATTTCTTCGTTAGTTAAGTGAGGTTTTGTTTGCTTATAATACTCATGCAAAACATCTCCATCGTCTAAACTACTATAATCTTGATTAAGTTTAACGTAGTCACTTAAATCACCACCAGTTTCATCCATAAAATCAACTAACTTTTGTATGTTTTCTGGTAATGGTTTTCCAGTAGCCTCGGCTTCAGCAACAGCTTCTTCAACTTGCTCTTCTACTTCTGCAACTTCTTCTTCAGTTGAATCTTCAGTTATTTCTTCTAATACTGTTGTTTCTTCTTGTGCTTCAGCTTCCGGTTGTATTTCTTCTTGTTTTTGTACGGGAGTGGTGTCTTCAAGGACTGGAGCCACTCCGCCGTCGTCAACGTTATTTTCTTTAACTTCATTTTCTTCTGGTTTTGGTGGTTTACTTAAATCTACTTTTATAACGCTATCATCCCCAGCGCTTTCAAATTTAGACTCATCAATTTGAGGTGTTTCCTCTACAGGTTTTTGCTCTACCTGCTCTTGTGTAGTTTCTTCAACTACGTTTTCATTTTTTTCTTCCATAATATAATATAATAATAATTAATAATTTTACCTAGGCTCAAAAGCACCTAAATCAAATCCTCCTCCTAGTATATCATTACCTGAAGATTCAAAGTTTTTAGGCGGTGTGCCAGCATTTCTTTGTTCTATCATCTGACTTTGTTGAGTTGCTTGGATTTTTGTTCTCTCGTCTTTACGATCTTCTTTTTCTTTTTCTCTCTGTGTTTGCCCTTGTGTTTCAATACCTTTTAATTGCATATTAAAAACAAACTCTAACTTCATTAGTTCTTTTTTATACTCAACTTCTTGCATCATTTTTTGCGCTTCAATCTCCGCTTCCATTTGCATTAACTCGGCTTTACTTTCGTTAATAACTTGATTTTTTTGCATTTCAGCTTGAGCGGCTACTTGTTGTGCTTGAGCATTAGCATTTGCTTGAGCCTGCATATTCTGCTGTTGGATTAATTGATCTTTTTCTATCTTTCTTTTTCTTCTTATTTTTAGTAATTGATTAGCTAATTTTATATTCTTTATATCTCTTAAATCAATAGCATCTTCAAGCTCTATATTTTGTTGTTGTAATGCCATTTGAATATTATTTTCAAGTATAGCTTTTTCTTCTTCATCAGGTGCTAATTCTAAAAATATACCAAAATCGTATAAATGTAAACTTGACATTTCTTCTAGCGTTGCAACATTATGTGCTCCAATAGCGTTTATAAAAGCATCTTTTGTTGAAGAGTATTCTATAATATCAGATATTCTAAGAGAAAGACACTCTGCAATTTCAGCTGTTAAATATAAACCACTTTGTAATATATGTCTTGTTGCTGTATTACTGTTTGCAGCTGCCAATTTTTGCACGCCAAGTAACGAGTATTTGTCTGGTGCGCTACCATCTCTAGCTTCATTGAGTCCAGTCACATCTCTTATCATTTGTAAATAGTAATTGTAATTACCAATAAGAGCCTGCATTTTTTGCCCACCAGCTCCAGATGTTATTTCTTGTATTGGTACTTTACCAGGATTCATATCTCCATCTTGTGTAAACGATCTACCAATAACACTACCTGTTTGAAAGAACATATTTAAAGCTTCTTGCGGGTTGTAATTAGTACCATTACCAAGATCAACTTCAGCTAAACCATCAGCGTCAAGGTAAACGCCATCTGGTACCATCCTTGCCATAACCTGTTGTAGTTTTAAATGCGTTAACTGTATCATATCAGCAAAACCTGTTATACGATTTACTAGCGAATCTATTTTACCCTCATACATTCTAGGCGCAACAATTGCATAATTCATTTTTACTTTTGTAAAATCACTTTTAGGTCTCATCATATTTTTTGACATTTCCCATTTAAGTAATTTATCTGTACCTAATATTAAAGCTCCTTCGTACAGTGTTTCTATTGATCTTATTAATTTTCCAAATTCAGCCTCAGCAGACATTTCGGTAGGTGGATTAAATTGATCGTCTTTTGATATAATTTTAGAAGCTCCACTAGCTATTGTTTTTGTTTTAT